GAGGAGAAAGATAAAGAAAATCCTCAGAAGGAATCAAAAAGAAAACTTGAAAAGAAATTTAATCTTTTCCATACATCTCCTTTAACAAAGAATTATATTGAGGAGACCAATTTTGAGAATTATCGGGGAGACTTACCAACTAGATTGGAAGGCCATGAACTTGTTTATACACAAGCCCCTAGAGAATCAGATCCAGATAATATGGAATCTCTTAAAACTTTCATGGTGAGACAATTCAATCGATTTGATGGAAATTTGTCTGAGAGAATATTAAAAATTTTTAGTATTCTTGTTCAAGTGTTCTTTTGTTCGTTGGGAGTAGTGACTTCTGTTGTTATACTCAAAAGGATGTATATTAAATGGTGCCTTTGGAGTCCAGCCAAAAGAACCCGTGTTCTTCTTGTTCTTATTGCCGCTTTTCTTGCAATTATTTGGTTTGAGTTACATTTTTATATGAAACGCAACAAATTAGAGAAGGGTAGAAAGAAAGAATCCGAGGCTTTTAAAAAGTTTTGTGCCAGAGAGTCTTCTCGAATAGGGAAGGAAACAAAACATAAAATGAAACGCTCAATCCGAGGAATCAAGCACACTCTTAATTCACAATTAAGTGGAGCTAATCGATTTGGAATTAAAAGAAGAACTACTCGAAAGGGTGGTTGGTCTATGAATTATGACATGGACACTTTTATGGGTGTTTTAATGAAAGGTGGAGTCCCCCATGATTTGGCTAGTAATATGGTTATGGATATGTATGCCGACCATAAGATAACTCCAACAATGGATTGGGATGCTCAAGTGCAAGCCTTTCTTGATAATGCTGAGCCCGAGTTCGAGCAGTGGGTTGGAAATATGCCTATTGATGAGTTCGAAGATTATGGTGGTTCATCTGGAGAAGAAGATGCCGCTGTTAAATGGGCTTACCAAAATACCTCTGATCCTGAAGATAATATTCATGATCGCCGTGATGATTGGAAAGAATGGGATATTGCAAACAATCTCATGGAACGATATGACGCTCAAGGTCGTGGGGAGGAATTATCCCGTTCTGGTTGGGGTGGTGGACGAGAAACAAAGAAACTCGATCCAACTGTAGCTGCTCGGTTAAATTCAACTAATGCAACGGCAACTCAGCGGGATTCGCATGTCGAAACCGTAACTGAATCCGATATCGATGCTTTCATGCAGAAGGAAATGCATGAGTTGCAACTTGTTGAAGAACTCCGGGAGTCAAAGGCACAAATGGCTTTGTTACAGGAACAACTCAACGTACTTTGTGAGGAATCTGAATCTGAATCTGATAATGAATCTGAAAGTAAGAAGAAATCCCGCAAAGAAGCTAAAACCATGAAGAAGGAGAAGTTGAGAAAGCTTAAGAAAGCCTCGGCGAAAACCAAGCCGGTTGAAACTTCTGCTTATGGTCCAGGTGTTACTTCTGATCCGCTAGTCCAAAAGATTCGTGATCTTAAGGCTCAATTGAAAACACTTGGTGTGACTGATTATAAAGTCGAAATCCCTACAAATCTCAAAGGAGCTAAGAGACTTCAAGCTGTCATTACAGGTCTTGGTAAGATGCTTACTGCTCTTGAAAAGGGTGCTCAACATGATTCGAAAACTAAGAAATATGTTGAGATGAAAAGAGAATCTATGATGAGTGACTCTCCGATTGCTAATGAGAACAATTTACCTTCATGTGTCTCAGTTTGCTCTTCGAAAGGCCAATTCGCTATTAAGTGTGGTGTTCGAATCGGGAATGCAATTATCTCATGTTTTCATGGTGATACAGTTGCTTGGAAGGTGGGTGATCCTATCACGATTGTTGAATATAATCGGGTTACTGGAGCTCGAACGGTTGTCCCATGTTGGGTCTCTTTTGTTGATGAAAAATCAGATATTATGGTGATGCATCCAAAAGCTTGTAAGACTCAGGCCTATCCTGTTTATCAATTTGATCAAAAGGAACATACTGTGGGTGGGGCAATTTGGCACATAAGGAACGAGGATTCTTTGGATGTGCTTTGGAATACATCTATGGGTGACCTAGATGTTGGACCTCCTGGACAAGAATTATCGCATCGTATTTCTACTTTGAACGGTGCATCTGGGACTGGTGTTTTCTGGTGGGATGCAAAGGCAAAAAAATTTTATGCCGTTGGGGTCCATACCACTGGATCGACAAGTGATGAGAAACCAAATTTGTATGTTTCCTTCACGAATGAAGCCCTTATGGTAGCCTCTAAATCTTTTGGTGAGGTTTTTCCACAGGGCCCCCCACAACATTAAAACGTGAGTGGGGGGGTTGGGTGACTGAGCTACAGGAACAGTCCCCCATGGGCTATGATATTGACCCCGTTCTGCTAACCAACAATGTTTATCATGTTGGGTTCCTGTCAAGAGTTATGAGTGGTTCTGCTCCAAAATTTAATTATGTTAATAAGGAGCTCTCATGCACAAAAGAATTCCGATCGGAAAATCCCGGTGTTCTTCCTACTTTTGATGAAATTGGATATAAGTGGATGAAAACTACATTCGATCAAGTTCGAAAACAATTTCTAATGTTTACTTTGGCTCGTGAATGTGAAATTCCCGAGAATTCATACAATTGGGCAACAGATCAAATGTTGGATATGTTTAAAACTCATAATGTTACATCTAGAGTTTTAACGTGGGGTGAAATTGAATATAACCCTAAATCATCTCCTGGAGTATTTTATAAAGATTTTTATAAGTTCAAGAAAGATTATCTTGACCACAATACAGAAGACCTTGCTAGGTTCTGGAATGTGCTAGGAGATCCAATTGTTTCAAGTTATTTATCGCCTTGTGGATCTGTAGCTGGAAAAGAGGAAATGCAGAAAATGTCCAAAATACTGGAGGGTGACCAAAGGTGTTTTGAAATATTTAATGCTCCAGTCACTCTTTCTGGTAATAGATTGTTTCAAGATTTGAATCATAAACTCATGAAAATGCCCTGGAGACTACCCTTTGCTGTGGGAGTTACATTACAATATGGTGGGTTTCATGAATTGATGAAAGCTTTAGATGATTTTGATATAAAATGGACTGGTGATGTTAAAAAGTGGGATAAATACTATGGCCGAAAACTTCGTTTGGCTGTAATCAGAATCAGGCGGGCGTTAATGAAATTTGAACGTACCTCTGATCGGGTCCGGTTTGAGACTTTGTATCGATTTTTGACTCAAACTTACCTAATGTTACCTTGGGGACAAATAGTCCTCGTTATGTGGGCAATGAAATCGGGAGATCCGACTACCACATATGACAATACAATTGGTCACTGTATACTTTGGTTCACGTTTTGTCATGAAATTTTGGGAATGCAAAATTGGCTTATGATAGTCACGCAATCTTTGAAGAAAATATACGCCGATGATCACATTGGAGCGATATTCAAGGATTATGAGTTCTTAGTTAGTTACGCGGTGCGAGCTAAGTTTTACCATACCCATGGTTTTATTTTGAAACTTGAAGATGATAGAGTTCAAAAGTCCGTTGTAGGATTAACTTTCCTTGGAGCCACCGTGTTCCAAATAGGTGGAAAGTTTGTGCCTGGCTACAATAGAGATCGAGTTCTCGCCTCTATTGTTACGGCTGGACAGGATTACGATAGACCTGTATACTTTTTAAGAGTGATATCCTTGATGTATCTAGTCTTACCCTTTCCAGAAACATTTAAAATTTTGAAAAATGTTGCTAGGTTTACATTGAAACAGATGACTAAAGGTGATATGAGTGAATTATTGAGTCCGCGTGTGTGGGACGAAGTGAGTGAAGAATTTGCTTTTGCTACATATCTTTTAACGATGTCTAAACTCATACCCAATAGAAGAGATGTTTTAACCTTTTGGACACAATTAGAGTCTATAAATCCAGACGCAATCACACTTCCGAACGAAAAGGATGTGCTTGATTTCTGGACGAATCTTGAGGTTAAACCAGTTCACAATTTTGAATCACAACGAGGTGGGAGTGAAAATTTTGGCGCGCCAATATTCAAATTGTGGAATCAATCTTCTTTGGAACAATAACCCTCAATAACTTATATAAATAATTAGTTCTTTTAATCGGCTTTATGAATGGAATTACCACGTCAAGACCGCGCCTCAAATCCAGGAGCCTCAAAAACGAGTCGCTCACGGCGAAACAGAAACCGAAAGAAGAAAGAAGAGCAAGTCGTAACAAAAACGACAACCCGCAACCCCTCAGGAAGGAAGGGCGGGAAGAAACAGACAACAACAACAGTAGTGAGGAATCGTGTGAAACAACAACCACGAAAATCCTCTGCCCGAACTGCTCAAAACCAATTGGTGAAATCACCTTTAAAACGAGCAGCAATGGCAATGGCTCTCCAGTACTCTCTTCCAGAGGGGGGGAGACCATTCCGTTGGGCTTCTGCTTTCTCGATCCAACCGACCGCAGTTGCCTCCCCATGGACCAGGTATGATATTACCTGTTCCACAGCTTCCTCTGATTCTAAGAGTAAGGTAGCTCATCGTCTTAATGGACGAGAGATATCCGAATTCAGACATAAAAGAGGTAAGCATGTTGATCCCAAGGATACTGAACCAACAACATCAACTCCGATAGTTGATAATAGTTCAACGTTGTTGTATTTATTCAGATCTTTAGCCCTAGCATATATACAATATAATGCTAACACGAGCTCAGAGATTGGTGATTATGCCTTTCTTGTTATGAGTGATGACGGAACAGTCTCGGAAACTGCTAGTACAGAGACTGTGGGTGATACAACCCCATTTGAATTAGTCATGGGTGTTGTTGCCAGTGGAACCTCTTTTCATGATATAACATGGTTTCCTGGCTCTTGGGATCATGGTGAGGATCGATTTATTTGGCTTGATAATGGTTGCACCGTTAAGTTCACTTTAAATGCTTCAGGTGTCACTTCTGATAATGAGTGCATTATCTATGTGTATATTTTAGTGAATGGAGAAAAACTCTTAGTTGATCAATTAGATTTCTCCAGTGGGACCGCTGAGTCTCACATTTACACAGCAGCCCCTGGCTTTGATAGATATCATTGCTTCAGTTATTACAATGCAGAAGGAACAGCTCCAGCTCTTTGGAATATTCTTTATGAAAATCCAGGAGTTCCTACGTTTGAGCATCATTGTGCTCCAGGTTATGCATTGAATCGTAGCTCGGTCCAAATGGGTAGAGTGCTTGCAGCTAGTGCTTGCATCTCAAATGGATCGGCCCTTTTAGATTTACAAGGGTATGTCTGTGGTGCTCAAATTCCCGGAAATAATGATTGGGATAATTTTCTTACTTATAAATCAGTTTCAGCCTTACCAGGGTCGACTGAACTTCCAGCAAAAACTGGAATTTTCGGGTTTTTGAAACCAAGTGCTCAAATTGACTTTGAATTTGTTCAAGAAATTGAGGCAGATACAAATGGAAATATAACTGCTTCTTATTGGAATTTGAATCGTCAAAATGATTTTCTCGTTTTTGTGTCAAATATAAATGATACATCTGGTCGCACACTCCGTGCAAGGGTTTCCTTCGGTATTGAATTTTCTACTGAAGACACATGGAGAACAACAATTCCACCAACTCCTAGTACACATTTACAGGAGATGGCATTGCTTGAGTTGCGTGATATTCCCCAATTTCAAGAAAATCCACTACATATAAAAGATATATGGGATAAGATTGTTACTGGGACAAAAACAGTTCTAGGTGCCGTGAAGAAATATGGGCCATTGGCCGGACAAGTTGCTGAGAATCTAGCGGATTTATTCGCTTGATCTCAGAGTTTTACTTGCCTGCCCTTTGGATGCCATTATCTTACACGGGGTGTGGGCCTCCTTAGCTCCGTGCGAACGTCAGATACTGGAGTTTGCTAAGTTAGGAGGGGAAAGAGCGGGTCTGGCATTCTCCGGTTTGAACTGGCGTTCGAATCCTTGCACATATGTTTACGCAAGGAATTGCGGAGCACCCAAACCCACCCCCTAGAATGGTCTTGATTTGGATTGTTTTGATCCAATCATAATCATTAGCCCTTTGTCAAGAACAGGGGAATCTTGCCTTTCCGGTGGAGGAATATCTTGATTGGAGTGATCGTTTAGCATCAGAACCGAGAAGGTTATGTTAAGTGATTATTTCAGCAGATGTTCTTTCATCTTTTTGGCAGGATTCATCTAAGTATTGGCATGTTAATATGGAACTATCGGAATGATTTGTTCTTTGCCGATAAGACACTTCATTGGGTTAACTTTGTACATTTCGGTCCCTTCGCCGGGTAAATGTACCCCCTTATCAACATTGGTTGATTTGGAGCACTCAAAAGAGTGAATAGATCCTGCAGATTAGGATTTTGTTTATAATTTATTATTTACCGAACTGCAGTAAGCTAAAGTTCGACATCTTTTATGTCAACCTGAGTGAGTAC